TGTGCTCCTACAATAAATGTAGAATGCTCAGTTGCGTAAATTAATTCGTCGTTATCAAGAAGTTCATCTGCTGTTGCATATGTTCCCCATTCGTATTCAAAGCCAGCACAACCGCCGCCTTTGACATTTAATGTAACTGCATAACAACCATGCTCTTTACATAAGTTGTCAATTTGTAGTTTAGCTGCCGGTGTCAGTGTAATCATTTACATTTCGTTTTTCTTGTCTTGTATTTCCTTGCGGCGCTCTTTTGTAAGTTTGCCAAGGTCGCCAAGTGCTTTGCGAGCTCTTGCCGCCGCAGCCTTAACACCTTTTTCTTCAAATGTAGCATGTTCTGCTAGATAGTTTTGGTACGCTTGTACGATTTCGTCGTGATTTGTCATTTGCCTTTTCTCCTTTATGAATTTACTCTTGTATTGCTAGATGCTGTAATGATTGTTGCAACATAATNGCCTTCGCCTACTCGATCATTTAATCTAGCTGTTGGTCTTCCGTTCGTTTTATTTGTACCGGAACCTGTAATGATCTTACCTCTGTGTCCACAGTCAGTAAGAACAATATCGTTAAGTCTTGCAACACCTTTGTTGTTTGCTTTAGTGTCGCCTGACGCTGTAATTATTTTTCCGCCAATCCTAATTGGTACTAAATGACTCGGATGCGAGCAAGTACCATCAGTTCTGTCATCTAATCTTGCTACACCACGTGCCATTATGCTAATAATGCTCTAAGATCATCTAAGGCGCCAGTAGCTANTGTCTCTAAGTCGCCTGCTACTGCACCCATTGCTCCAGAGGCTGCTTCAGCGGCAGCGCCTGCGGCGCCAGCGGCGGCGGCACCCAATTCTTCTAAACTGGGTNCAATGCCTTCTACTGCACCTTCGAGACCTGATGCTAAACTTGCAAGCGAACTACCTGGTGCAATAACGGCTGCTAGTGCTCCAGCGCCTGCTTCTGCTACATCGTTAATAGAATCAAGTGCGCCAACAACGCCACCGCCAACACCTGCAATAACATCAGTTATCGCACCACAAGATGCTGCACCGATTGCACTTACTGCCTGTCCTACTACGGCTGCTACGTCATCTAAGGCGCCGCTGATGGCTGCTGTTGCATCGTTAAGTGCTGTTTGTAAACCTGCTGTTGCATCGCTAATTGCTGAAGTTATAGAATCTAACGCACCTTCTACTGCACTTGTTAATGACAATATTGCATCAACTGCAAGACTCGCTANCTTATCAACTGCTCCTGCAATAAGACTTGTTACTTCAGCAATAANTNTACCTACTACTGCACCTACGGCTGCAACTGCTCCTAGTGTTAGTGCTATTGCATTTTCAGCAAGTCGTGCTGCTTCTCCGACAATGTCGCCAGCAACTGCTCCTAGNGTTCCTAATAGATTACAAGCATCGCCGCCTTGTGCTGCTAGCTGTGCTGCTCCTGATTCAACAGCCGCTTGCAGAGGTCCGGCTGCTTGTTCTAATTGAGCCCCTAAACTTTCAAGTGGATTTGGAATAGCTGGTAATACCATTTAAAATCTCCTTTAGACCATTTGGATACCGCTAGTTTGCGACAAATACTGTTTTCCAATTTCTTCTTCAGTCTTTGCTATACAACTAACTGCATTAGCTTGTAGTACAAACTTGCCATCTGGATTTACGCTGAACATAAAAGGTGCTAAACCTAGACCTTGTTGTTGAGCAATAAGTACCATTGGCTTTTTTAGTGTGTACGATTTATCATCTTCTTTCTCTAAACGAGCAACAATTTCTTCGCCTGAGCTTAATTTAAAACTTACTGTGTCGCCTTCTTTATATGGTGTTTCGATTAACATTATAGTGTGAGTCCTGTTCCGTTATAGCCTGTTTCTTCTAAATAAGTACCTAGTTTGTCGTATCCGCCAATACTAGATCCCTGTACTTTAATCTGTGGGAAAGTACGTGCTCCAGGGAACATTTCTAGTACTTCCTCACGAGTAAAGTCTACATCAAGTTGATAATATTTGTATTCTAATTGACGCTGTTCGCATAATCTTTTTGCTGCATCACAATGCGGACATGCCGCTTTGCCGTATATTTCAATCATAAACTAAATCCTTTTAGACTGTCTTTATCAACATCTTGTTTAATGCCACCNATGATATAGCTTTCAACTTCTGTCTCTTGAGGAGCGACTTGCAAGCCTGAACTGTTAAGCCAATGTTGTGTCCATGGTAGAGGATTAGTGTTTACTGGTGCATCAAAGATAGTCTTTAAACCTAAGGCCTTTAGACGACGATTAGCAATATATTCTACGTACTGATTAAGTAATTGTGCATTAAGACCAATCATGCTGCCATCTTTGAACAAATACTCTGCCCAATCTTTTTCTTCTTCTACACACTCGCGCCATAGATCGTATACATCTTCTTCGCACTCTTTAGCAATCTTAGCCATGTCCGGGTCATCTTTGCCTTGTGCCCACAACTTTAATACGTGTGTGCTTAGTGCTAGATGCTGTGCTTCATCACGAGCGATAAGACTAATAATCTTAGCACTGCCTTCCATTAGTTTTAGTTCGCCGAAGCCGAATGTACATGCAAAACTTACATAGAAGCGTAGTCCTTCTAGAATGTTTACAGTCATCATTGCCATATAAAGTTTCTTCTTAACTTCATACTCGCTACCTTCACCTCTGTGATTAAATGCATCGGCGGCTTCAGTAAACTCGTCATAGTGTTTGGTAACACTTGTTGCACGAGCAATGATCTTTTCGTCATCTAGAATAGTGTCAAACACTTCTGCAGGGTCAGCATACACATTCTTCATAATATGCGTGTAGCTACGTGAGTGAATTGTTTCAAAGAAATCCCAAGTAACAATACAGCCCTCTAGTTCAGGAAGTGAAACATGCGGCAAAAATGCTAGGCATGGACCACGTCCTTGGACACTGTCAAGTAGTGTTTGGTATTTTAAATTTGCAGTAAAAATATGTTTCTGCTCGGGACGGAAGTTAGCAAAGTCAGCACGGTCCTTCTGCAGACTTACTTCTTCTGGACGCCAAAAGTATCCTAACATGGTCTGATTTAATTTATCGAACACAGGAAACTTAAACGTATCATAACGCTGTGTGTTCTGATCTGCTCCGAAAAACATGTTCTGTTTTGTGAAGTCTACTTTCTCTTTGTTGAATACTGTCTTTGACATTCTTTCTCTTCCTTAATACTTTCTTTATAATACTTTCAAACAATCATTGTGTCAACCACTAAATTGCGCAGGCCTCACATTCTTCACCGTCCTGAATATCTTCTATAGAAGGTGCTAGTTCTACTTGTGGCTTTTCGTCTAAGTCAACTTCGTCTGTTTTGAAATCGTAAGTGTTTTGATAATACGAAGTTTTCCACCCGTATTTATACGTATTCAACATGTCCTGTATCATTACACTCATTGGTACTTCGTTGTCTGGATAATGTGTTGGATTGTACGACCAATTGCCGCTAATAGCCTGATCAAAGAACTTTTGCATTACTGCGACAACTTTGATATAACCTTCGTTGCTAGGCATGTCCCACAACAAGGTGTAGTGTTGCTTAAGGCTTTGATATTGTGGGACAATCTGTTTAAGGGGTCCTTTTTTGCTTTTCTTAACGGACAAGAATCCTCTAGGTGGTTCGATCCCGTTTGTTGCGTTCGACACAACGGAACTGCTCTCCGATGGCATTTGTGCGGACAGTGTTGAGTGCCGTAGTCCGTGTTGTTTAATATCGTGTCGTAAAGATTCCCAATCATAGTTTAACTTGTTCTCCACAATAGTATCTACATCCTTTTTGTATGTGTCAATAGGAAGGATGCCGTCTGCGTATTTAGTACGATCAAAGTACTCACAGGCGCCGCGTTCTTGTGCAAGTTTGTTTGATGCTTTGAGCAAGTAATATTGAAACGCTTCTGTTAAGTCATGTATAATCTTCCAGGCTTTTGGATCTGAGTATTGTACTCTTTGTTTTGCTAAGAAGTGTGCTAGACCAATGTATCCTACGCCTAGCGAACGACGAGCTTTTGTTGATTTTTCAGCGGCTACAATAGGGTAGTTTTGATAATCAATAATTTCTTCTAACGCTCTTACTGCCAGTTCACACAAATCTTCTAANTCATCTAGTTCCTTAATAATGCCTACGTTAATTGCTGAAAGAATACACAATGCAATTTCACCTTCTGGGTCATCAATATGTTCTAGTGGCTTAGTCGGTAATGTAATTTCTTGACACAAATTACTCATGTATACAGTGTCTTTAAACGAACTGTGTGTATTAGCATGATCTACATTCATAATATAAATGCGTCCTGTCTCTGCTCTCTCTTTAATTAGTGCAGAGAACAATTCCATTGCTGGTACAGTCTTTTTCTTGATGCTTGTTGCACGTTCGTATTTTTCATATANTTCTTTAAACTCGTTTGCATCGCCAAAGTATGCTTCGTACAGTCCAGGTACATCATGTGGCGAGAAAAGAGTAATATCGCCGCCGGATAACAATCTTTCATACATAGTTAGGTTAAGCTGAATGCTGTAGTCTAGCTTGCGCACACGATTGTCTTCGGTGCCCTTGTTGTTCTTTAGCACAAGGATGTCTTCAATCTCTTGATGCCAGAACGGGAAGTGTGTAGTAGCTGAACCGCCACGAACCCCATTTTGTGTACAGCAACGCACTGTGCTTTCAAACTTCTTTAGAAACGGGACAATACCTGTGTGTGCTACTTCTCCGCCTCTGATTTTTGCGTTGACTCCTCTGATGCGTCCCGCATTGATGCCGATACCCGCTCGCTGTGCAGTGTATCTACCAATCGACATATCACTAGCGAAGATACTATCAAGGGTGTCGTTGCTATCAACAAGGACGCAACTAGCAAACTGTCGCACAGGCGTTCTGACTCCTGCCATGACCGGCGTTGGGATATTGATTTTAAAAAGTGAGGTCGCATCATAGTATCTCCTTACATAATGCATACGTTCTTCTTTAGGATAGTTAGCAAAAAGTGTGGCTGCGATCATCATATACATATATTGTGGAGTTTCAAACAATTCTCCTGAGCTTCTATCCTG